TAAAGAGCTTAAGCGGCTCTCGGGGGCATCTATCGAAATCTGGGCAGCGCAGAGCATTGCTGTTGCCTTCGACAAGTTGGGCGTTCCATACGGCAAAACTGAGAACGGGGCACCTAGTTTTACAAAAGGTTTTTTGGACAGCTGCCCTCATCCAATTGCAAAAATGATTGTGGAAGCGCGAGAAACGAACAAAACGCACGGCACGTTCCTACGCCCCTACCTTGAGTTCTCCGCCAAGACCGGACGCATCCATCCGCACGTTAACCAAATGCGATCAGACGACGGCGGAACCGTCACTGGCCGCCTATCTATGGCTTCGCCAAACCTGCAACAGGTGCCAGCCAGGCACGAGATCATCGGTCCGATGGTGCGCAGCCTCTTCCTGCCAGAAGAAGGCGAGCTGTGGGCAGCAAATGACTTCTCGTCTCAAGAACCACGGCTCTTGGTCCACTACGCAACGCTATTAGAGTTGCCTGGTGCAGAGACCATGGCCAACGCCTATCGCCAAAACCCCAACACCGACTTCCATCAGATGGTTGCCGACATGGCAAAGATCGACCGTAAGTCCGCCAAGACAATCGGCCTGGGCCTAATGTACGGCATGGGCAAGAACAAGCTCGCAGTCCAGCTTGATCTACCGCTTACGGAAGCGTCGGAACTTATTGATAACTTCCATCAAAATGTTCCGTTTCTCAAGGGCACCGTCAACGCAGTCATGAAGCGCATCGAGCACCCAGCTTCCTCCGGCTCGATCCGCACGCTCCTGGGCCGCAAGTGCCGCTTCCCGCTCTGGGAGCCTAGCGAGTGGGGCGTCAACAAGGCGCTCCCGCGTGAGCAAGCGATCATGGAATACGGCCAACGGATCAAGCGTGCCGGCACCTACAAAGGCCTGAACCGCCTAATCCAAGGCTCTGCCGCTGATCAGACTAAAGCCGCTATGGTGGCGCTACATAAGGCAGGTTTTAGGGTCCTCCTGCAAGTTCACGACGAGGTCGCGATCAGCGTGAAGGACAAAGCGCAAGCGGAAGAAGCCGCACGGATCATGGCCCAAGCAGTCAAGCTGGAAGTCCCATCCAAGGCTGACGTAGAAATTGGACCTTCCTGGGGACAAGCGGTATAATGGTTTCCGACTCCTCGCTGGGTTGCCTAGAGCCCAGTTTTGCCAGGTTACGCTAACGCGGCCTGGCTTTTTTTTGCCTAAAAACACAGGGTGCTTGCACTACCTGTAGAAATACGATACAGTTCGCACATCAGAGAAAGGAGATCACATTGGTCATACGACGAAACACTACGGCAGTGCCTCCGTCCGCCAGGGACAAGCCCTGGATGTCGGTCATGATTAGGCTAGAGCAGTACGTCAAGCTCAAAGAAATCGCTGAATTCCGCGAGCTTGCCATGGGCAAGATCTTGCACGAGTACATCGATGCAGAGTTTGACCGAATCATTCAAGAAGCACGGGCCGAGGCCCAAGAACCTGAAAGAAAGGAGAGCGATGTTCCCGACCACAGTCCAGTTATCCGTCGATATCGATTTTGAAGTGCTTCCCGCGGAAGACGGGTTGCCATCTCAGATTGAGATCAAGGCTGTTTACTTGGACGCGACTTCTAAGAAGTCAAAGTCGGGCAAAGGCCGCATCGACATCCTTCGTGCTCTGAATGAGTCGGAGGTCCTTTTGTTGGAAGACGAGATCGCTGAAAGCTTATGAGCCCAGACATCACGCTTCGTCTGAAGCACTTTGCAAACCTGCAGCGCAAGGGTGACTTGCAGAACATCTTGCTTGAAGCTGTTTCGGCTATTGAGTCGTTGCAGAACTGGAAAGCTATTTGGGCAGAGCACAACATTGCCTACAACCACCTCTACACCGCCTATCAAGCGGCACTCTTTCGTGCCGACCCAAGTGGTAAACAAATTGTCCAATATGAACTTGCTAAACAAGAAATTGCTGAGTGGAAGAAAAAAAAGAAGGCCGAAGTTCTCCACCAAATCAATAAGCGCCTCAAGGCCGATCTCCGTGGAGACACCGATGTGGCAAAGCTTCCAGGATTTTATTGGGCCCCGCGCTTTCGAGGTCGACGGAGGATGGTCCTACGAAGTGTGGACAGCCGCGTGGAACAACGCGACGAACCACATAGCCCAGAGATTCCAGTCCCTACCCTATGACGAATTGGGTCAAGAATTCGTCAACTTTGTTCTAACTACTAAGGAGTAATCCAAATGCGTAAAACCCGACCACGTCTTCCCTCCACCGATGCTGCTAAGAACCATTGGAGAGCACGACCGACTCTTACACCGACAGAGATCCAAACTCTCTTTCAAATCCCATTGCCGCGCATCTATCGGATCAGGAACGAACTGATTAAAGAGAAGCTCCTTAAGGTCAAGAAACCACGGACCAAGGGCAAACTGACCTTTAAAACCAAAAACCGCTACGACACTCCGGCTGATCCGATTGTTACCCCTGAAGTGACCCCTGAAGTGACTCCTGAAGTCGCCCCCGTAGTCAGCAGCGAGCCAATCAAGGCAGACGACTATCAAGTCGGCGGTAACCATTACAAGGACATGGGAGTTCCACCTTGGGACGTCATCGAAGCAACGCTCACGAAGCCTGAGTTTATTGGTTTTCTAAAGGGCAACATCATCAAGTACTCGATGCGCCAGGGCGTGCGAGGAGAAGTCGATTCTCAGAAATGCAAGCACTACATCATCAAGCTTGAAGAAATGTACAGAAAATGGTGTACGTTTTAACGAATCGCTAAAACACGTTAAATAACCTAAACGAGGAGTAACACATGAACCTATTTGATGACATCACCAGTGACAGCACCGACGAGGCCCAACCCGTCATCCGCTATCACTCTAGGGCAGTCCCCACGGTCCCTTTGAGTCATCCAGACTTTGTCTATTACCCGGCCGCGGCTACCGACGTGACCAGGACGTGGCGTCGGTTTGGCTGGACGCCTGTGCAACGAGAGGGTGTCCAATAGATGGACACCCTTAAAGCCGCGCCAATGTGTCAGGTTTGCATGCGCATGCCTGGCACCTATAAAGTGATGCTTGCCCCCGGCAAAGGGTTTCGATGGAAGTGCGAGCCGTGCTTCCTGCGCAAACGCCCCGAGGGCTTCCACACCGACACCAAAAAGGACTGACATGCGATTACGTTCAAACGCCTCTGCTAACACCATCAAGGTCAACTACAACCCTGTAGAGACACTAGGGTTAATCCTAAGTGACTTCTTGATCCAACATGACCTAGCATGGTCAGATGAACTGCGCAAAGCTTGGGAAGAGGCGGATCGCTACTACCGTAAACTAGATGTCACGTCTGATATGTGATTGCAACATTTATCTGCGATCCTAATAAAGCCGATCCGGCACCATTTTTGGAGTTCAAGATGAAGGTCACAATCACGTTTCAAGCAGACGTCCAAGACGTCGACATGGCAAGTTTGCAGGACTTTGTGGACGGCATCAACCACAAAGACACCGTCAAGATCTACTCTGATCGCATCGAAAGCGAGTATGAGTTTGGCTCCGATGACGCTGAAGCTGAAGAGGGCGAAGAGTACGGGGAAGATGGCGACGACGCTGAAGCTGAAAAAGGTGAAGTTGCAGACGAGCAGACCGACCAGTAATTAGGTCTGCGAGGGTGGAGCGGGGAAGTCCCCGCTCCGTTTTTTAACCAGGAGAAAGAAGAGTGAACGAATTACTTGAAGAAATTGAATCGTTGAAGGCAATTATTGCCGGCCTTCAACAACAACTATTGCGCATCGGCAACCAAGAAGGCGTCCTTAAAGCGGCTTACCTGGAAGGGCAAATGGCTAAAAAACAGCCATCTCCACCGCCCGCAAAATTACCCGAACGGGACATCAACAAACTCATCTCCGAGTACGGGCTCACCGTAGTCGACGGGGACATCTACGCCTTTGCTTGGGCCGTGCAACACGCTTCACGGACCAAGCAGCTATGACTGACGCCCTATCAGCACAAACCCCCGCGTCTTGTATCAATAGATCAGACATCATTTGCATGGCGCGGCAGGCTGGGGTGTATACCGCGCATACAGAGTTGACGCTAATGGCTGGACTTGAACGCTTTGCCGCCCTTGTTACCGCATACGAACGAGAGGAGTGTGCCAAGTGGATGGTCGAACGCAGCTATGCGACAGGTCATGGCGACACCGTTGAAGACCTGTTGAAAGAATTAGAGTGGCAAGTTGCGGAGCGGGAACGAGAGGCGTGTCGCTTAATAGTGTTAGACAACAGCGACGCTGAAGGGATTTGCTGTACTGATGATGTGCTTGAAGCCCTTCGACAAAGGGGAAAGAAATGAATAAAGAAAAAAGTGTTGCATTGGTGAATGGTGTATCAAAACCCATTGGTTCACTCATCATTAAGACAACAGACAATTACATTGCATTCTCTGGGCAAGGTGACATAAAACAGTTTGTTGCAAGTGACCTTGTAACCGACGATGGTCGGACGGTTGGAGAACGGCAACGAGCAGAGCTTCACACAATGCTTGATGAGTGGCTTGATGGCACATGGGTAGACTCATGACTGACCGCGAACTGATGATTGACTGCCCCCGGTGCGGTCATTGCTGTCCAGAACGCCCGTGGGTCGGGCTGACGAATAACGAGATCAAATCCCTGCCCAGTTGGTGGCCTAGTTACGAAGACGCCCCGGCTTTGATTCAATTAGTTAAAGATGTAGAAACCAAACTTAAGGAGAAGAACATGACCTGATTAAACTTTTAACACCGACTAGTTTATTACTTACATTTTAAATGGAACTTATCATGATTGAACGAGATAACTTTGTAGCCGCGTTAGACGCATACCTCAAAAAACAAATTGAGGCGCACTTTGAAGATCGCA